AAGACGTCGAATATTCCCATTCGATCCGCGCGGGCTCGCGGACACCAACAGGCAGAGCCTCGATCGCGTCATCGACCTCAGACAGAGCGCGCCCGCGGGACAGAAGCCACAGGCGCAATTGGCGCGCCGTGACGCTGGGAATCTTGATCTCGGGCGGTTCGGGCGCGGGCGGCGGCGAGAAGCCGGACCCGGCATAGAGCCAATCCACGGTCACGTCCTCTTCGGGCACGGCGACCATGGTGCTCACGATGTCCGGATGGAACATGTCCGCGATCGCGGCCCCCTCGGGGATGATCACGATCTCGGCGACGCGGCCGTCAGTGATACGGGCGTATTTCATCTCGACCTCACCAATACACCACGACGAAGCCGTTGGCTCCGGTGCCACCATTGTTGTTCGTGCCGCCACCAGCACCGCCGCCACCACCGCCGGGGAACGCGGCCGAATTACCCGGGCCAACAGCATAGCCACCAATCAGGCTGGTGCTGAATGTCGCCCCGCCCGAGCTGCCGAGTGTCACGGCACCAGTGTTCAGCCCGGAATTGGCTGGGTTTCCGGCAATATTGATGGTGCCCCCGATGCCACTTCCCACCGCGCCATTAACAGCGGCAATGCTTCCGCCAGAAGCGCCTTGTCCACCGCCGCCGCCCGTCGCGGAAAGATAAGGCCCAAACGAGGTCGTGCCGCCGCTTCCTCCCGCAGTGGGCGTTCCGTTGCCCAGAGCGCCCCCGGCGCCGATCGTGACGGTGATGGAAGCCCCCGGGGTGACCGTATACCAGCCCTCGGCATATCCGCCCCCAGCGCCCCCGGAAGCGCCGCCGCCACCACCGCCGACGCCACCGCCGCCACCGCCGGCGCCCCATAGGCGTACGAAAATGCGAGAGATCGCAGCCGGAACCGTGAAAGTGCCGTTGGACGAAAAAACCTGCATGCCTTGCCCAGCGGTTGCCGAAAGCACGCTCCATGCCGAGACACCGTCCGACATGAGCGAGACGCGGTTACCCACGGCGAGAGGCATGCTAACCAGCCCCTCAATCGTATTGGATCCGGATCGCGTGATGGTGACGGTGTTCCCGGTCGTGTCAACGCGGACAAACTCAAAATACAAAGGGATGCCGATAGCGGCAGAGTGCCCTGGCAAAGTGACGGTGATATTGCCAGCCGTGGCATCTACCAGCACTATCCCAAGTTGGCGGATACTGAGCGAGCCAGTCGCCGTAATTTTCGTTTTGGTCCTAACCAAATTCATCCAGTTTGCCCCGCTGGCATCTGGATCGTTGGTATTGTTGTTTATGGTGCAGAACCATTGGCCGTTATAAGCCTTATTCGTTAGCACCGAACCGCGAGGATACCCACCAACGGCCGTAGAGAATGCGCTATCGTACGTGACCGGGCCGCCAGCGGCGGACCACCGCGCCATGCCGGACACCTCAAACAGGATGCCGTTCATGTCCGTGCCATCGGGCGGAATGCCGCCAGAGGCAATGGGCGTTCGAGTGAGCGCCGGGAAGCCGTCAGTGAGAGACGCGCGGCCAGGCGTTGCGGTCGTGACTGGGATCGTCGTCTTGCCGCCGCTGTCTGCGAACGGAAGAACGATGAAGCCTGGAATGTCGCTATATTGCATGGATTGGCTCCATCACGGGATTTGCACAATCGAGATACCTACCCCTGTTGGCCTGGGCAGAATGTCCAACTGCGTCAGGATTGAAAATTCCAGAGGTGTGAGCGTGAACTCAAACGTGTATTGAATTTCCATCCCGCCGAGGCTGAGGACGTAGCACTTGCCACGCCCCTCAAACAGCTTTGTCAACAGGCTATTGATGACTGGGCTGGTCGTGCGGGCGATGTTCGTCGCCGCCTTGATAAGGATCACCGTCCGGTAGGCTTCATCAGGCAGCGTGTAGTTTTCGGTCGAGGGTGGCCCATTGTAAAACGGCGCCTCGTTGAACGGCGTGTAATCCTGTGGATCAGGGATGACGAACCCGAAATACTCGTTCGACGGCACGATGGTGACCACGCGGCCCACGCCGACGATGCGCCCCCAGATGTCGAGGCCAATTCCCTGGGCGGTCAGCACGTTCCATATCTTGTCGTAGAACGCATCGAACAGGGGACCTGGCTCGATGTAGCCGTTGAAATTGGTGATCAACTGCGTGAGCGTGGCCGCATTGCTGTATTGCGACAGGATCGTTTTTTGGTAATCCTGCATGGCTCACACCAGCGTCAGGGCGATATCGGAAGCGTCGATCGTCGGCGCCTCGTCGATCTCGATCGAGACGTCATCCACCATGTCAGTCCCGGTCATGGCTTCGCTCGACACCGCCTGCGTGACGCTGATGGTGTATGTCCCGGTGCCGCCGGTGCCGGTGCCAAGGGCGGTGATGAACGTGTTCGCCGCCACGCTGGCGCCGCGCACCCACTGGCCTACGCGAAGGGTCCCCGACGCCACCGAGGAGACCGTCAGCGTCGTGCCTGACGACGACGCTGTGAACTCCGCCTGCGTGCCGGCGCCTATCTTGATCGATACGATCCGCGCCCATGCGCCCAGTGCCGCCACGGGGCAGTAGTAGCGCGAGGCAAACACCGTCCCGCCAATGCGTTCGCGCTGCCCGCCATCCCCGCCGGCAAAGGCGAGAATGATAGCGTCCTGGATCTGGGTCAGCGCCGTCGAAGGGACCTGCGCGCTGTTCGCGATGGTCACGCGGAACAGGATCGGTACGAGGGTGGGAATCTCGTACTTGACCTGATATTGCGGGTAAGGCGGGCTGTAGCTTTCATCGACGACGGTGACGGTCGTGCCCCCGTTGAAGTCGCAGCCTGGGCTTACCTTCGTCCAGATCGCGTCACCGATATCCTGCGCCGCGCCGCCGAGGGCGCAGACGTAAATGGAATGCGCAGCCAGCGCGACGGTGCCGATCGAAATTGGGCTACCCGTGGTGTTCTGGTTCACATAGGCGTCCAGCACGTTCGCCACGCTCAGCACGGCGCCGCGGACGGCCGGCATACTGCCTTGGGCATTCAGCGCGACCGACGCAGACCTGCGCGCCTCGAATGCCGCCCTGCCTTCCACCACATTGCCAAGGCTGCCATCGGTCGGGTTGTTGATCGTGTCCCATCCCGGGATGGTCTGGTAGATGATGGTCAGCGTGTTCGCGGGGCACGGGATAGGCCCTGTGGTCGCGCAGGCGAAAGGCAGAGTGACCGAGCCCGAAACAGGGATCACGCCAGCCTCGGTACACATGAACAGGATGCCGTCCGTGGTCTGCGCGAGAGCGCCGACAGGAATCACGACGCCGGCAAGCCCGGTGCAAGTTGCGAGAACGACGGTAGGCTCAGCCGGGTTGCGCTCGATGAAGTAGATCCGCGCAATGGCGTCCTGCATCCGCCCTTCCGCGAAGGCCGGGTCAACCTGATTCGTGTAATAGACGAACTGGTCGTTCTTATCGCCAATGATGGCGGTCTCGGACGTTGCAAGCTGCCCCTGCGGCGAGGACAACTGCGTATTCATATTGCCGCCGAATGCGGCGTTGGTGTCGGTCAGGACGCCGGCCAGAATGTCGGCCTCGGATGGCGCGATGAAGCCCGTGGGGCCGAATGTCGGTTCCGGGACGCTGCTGCCGCTCATGCGTTAAAATCCTGCTGCGGTGACGGTACCGGCGGCGTCTGTGATCTGGACTTGGCCCCGAACGGCGCGATCCTCGATGCTCGTGATGTAGCAAGTCGCGCTCACCACACCTGGCACCGTGAGGGCCGCCTTTTCGAACGCGGACTTCATCAGTTGAAGCGGCGGATATTGTCCGAGGATTTGCTGGAAATACGGGACGCCAAGGGTGGTATTATACCAAGCCTCTCCTTGGAAGACCCGAATAGCCGACGCGGCATCTTGTGCGAGAGCGTACGGTTCCGAGGCAACAGCGATATTGCGCGCTGCATCGAGGACGATATCCCAGCGTTCGGTGTCAAGAAGCAATGTGCGGGCCATCAGTGCGGACCCGTCGTGTTTGAACCACCCGTTTTCACGCCACCATGCACATGCGTCGTGCCGACATTCGTCCCGTTGTGCGTCAATGTCGCTGACGTGATCGCGACCGCGCCGGATGCAGTGATGTTAAGATCCCCCGTGGACGCGATGTTGATCCCACCCCCGGCGACGAACTGGACATACTGCGTCACGGCGCCGTTTAGAATGCCGCCGATATACATGCCGTCCGCCATGTCGTTGCGCCGAGCCGAACCGGGTTGCGCCGGGGCCCGAGATGACTTGACCGCGCTGATATCGCGGCTCGCGAAAACCACGATGCCGATATCCCCTACGGCCGGGTCGAGGATCACGGCATTTCCGCCCGACTGAAGGCGGAACACTGGAAGCCCATGGATGGTGCCATGTGGCTGCACGTTTCCCGCGCCATCCGTCTGCGCCACCAGAGGCTGCACATCGACCGATGAGGCACCGCCAATCCCGCCCGGGTGAACCGCACGCACGATCCCCACCGTTGCCGTCGCCATGTTGCCCAACATGGACTGGATCAAATGAGACTGCGCGTTGAACTCCGACCCCTGCGCCGAGACGGAAAGGATCGGATCTGCGGTAAGTTCAGCGGACGGGGGCATACTGTGGCTCCGTGCATTCCATGAACGAGAACCACGGGCCGCCCGGAGTCTCTGCCGAGATATCGTGCAGCAGATTGATGATGCGCCAGCGGCCATTGGCCGGCGGCAAATCACTCTCAACCTGAATCAGCCCATGGAACGTCACGTTTGGATTGTATTCGCACTGCACGCCGATGCCGTTGCCGGTGAACGACGGGTAGCCGACCATCCCCGTGGAAGGGCTCACCAACGGGATTTGACCGCCACGCGCGACACCACGCGGCATGATCGCCAGTACGTTGTTCTCGATGACCATGTCGATGCCGGCCGCCTGCGCGCAACTCTGCGCCTGGCGCAGCAACGTGCCGGGGAAATACGGGCTGGCGAGCCTCGCCGTCACGCCGTTGTTCTCGAACGCGAACCCCATCTGTGTGGCGAAGCCTGACATGAGCGTTGCCACATCGGCCGCCCCGGTAAAACTCGCGGCCGGCACGATGGTCAGCGCTGCCGCCATACCTGACTGCGCCAGCACATGAAACGGGACTTCGGGCGCACTCTTGAAATCCGCCCATGCCGTGGTGATGGTGCCCTGGAACACCACCGCCATGCCGTCTTCGTCATTGCCTGCCGAGATGCTGATGGTGTTGCGCGCTTGCGCCAGTCTTACCCGGCCCAGCGTCGAAAGTTGGTTCATCAGGCTCGGCGTCATACCGTAGATGCGAACCTGCGCCTCTGCCATGGAAGCCGCGCCGGCCTGCTTGATGGTGGCCGATGCACGGTGATTTTCCAGGGTGACCCGGCTGCCCCCTTCAGCAAAGGTCGGATTGGTCGTAACGGTCGGGTCGGACGCGCTCGTGGTTGGGCCAAGCTGGAACGTCACATCGATACGGCGACGCCGCAGGGTCATTCACCGGCCTCCAGATAGGCGAGGAAATACCGCCCGCCCAAGCCCGTGTAATATACCTGATCAGGGTTGTCGGGTACTAGGGGCGCCGCGCTGGGCTGAGTGTCATAGAACGCCAGATCCCCGATGAAACCGAGATAGACCGACCGAACGATGCGATTGGCGACCTGACAAATCACGCCGCCGATGATCAGGACGTCGTTGACGTAGAGGTTCAGGTACATACCTGTCGATTTCTGCGCGATCGCGATGCGGCACGCCTGGCCACCGAGCGTCACGTTGAACACCTGATTCGGGACGGGCTGGGTTGGGATGGCGAGCATATCAGCCTACTCCCGGCGCCATCGGCACGTTCGACGCGGGCACAGCGGCTGCCTGTGGCGCGCTCAGGGGGGCGGCCTGCACAGTGCCGGCGCTGGTCGGGCTGGCGCCGCTGGGGGCCTGTGGCGACGGCGTAGAGGCCGCATCCGTAGTCTGCGCGTCAGTGAAGGCGGTGCCGGCGGTCAGCCGGACTTCCATGATCCATACATCGATGGTCAGCAACGTGACGCCGTTCTTCGATGTGCGGCGGTAGTCGTAATGCACGACATTCGCGCTCGGGTAGGTAATATCGGACGTGACCAGGGAAACGATGGTCAGGCCCAGGATCAGCTTGTCGAGGATCGCGATGAAGCCGCTCCGCGCTGCGGCCGACCCACCGATGGTGAAGGTTGCCCGCGCATCGTAAGGCGTCTGGACCTTGTTATAGCTGCTGAACCCGCCCTTCTCGATCGGGTAGTCAGCCATCCGCGCATCGCGCTTGAAATCGACAGCAGCGACATTGTCGCCGATCAGCAGGGGGGCGCCGCTTTCATCGTACAGACCCCACGTCGAGGGCAGGAAGCTGCGCACGAGATTGACCGCGTCGGCCGCCAATAGCACGGGTCGCACGAATAGCGACTGCGCCTGCGACACGCGCGCAAGCAGCGGTACGCCAGGATACGGCGGCACGTTGGGGTATGGCGGGATGGGCAGGATCGGCAGGGCCATCAAGCGAGCCCTTCCGTGGCCTGATCGACGAACGTCATACGCCGCACAGCACTGGCGAAGTCGCGCGCAATGCCGCCGGCATCCGTTGCCTGCGTGACAATGGAGACGGCGCCGATGCTGGTCTCATTGCTGCTAGTTTGGTTCGGCCGCACGTTGTCGCGCAGGGCCGCGCCGCCAGCGCCGGGGATGAGGCCGGGGTCTGGGCCAATGCGCACGCCTTGCGCTGCCGCAGCGGCCTCAGCGGGGGTCATGGTGCGGCCCACTGCCGCAGGCGCGGCCGGCGCCGGAGCCGATCCGAACGGGATGGGCGAGAACCTACGCGCAAAACGCTCGCGCCATTGGCCGGCGGTCATTCGGGCCAGATACGGATTTGCTGCGATCGCGCCCGGCGTCAGGATCTCCGACATGGCGCGACCAGGATCGGCGTTCATGACCGCCGCGCCGCCCGCCGTCCCGAAATGCCAACCGGCGTAACGGGACAGCCCAGTGTCAGCGAGGTTCGCCCGCGTCATCGCAGGCACGATATCGTTTTCGATGTGCGCCCGAGCCATGGCGCGGGAGAACTCGCGATCTCCGCGCAGGGCCAGGATTTGCTGATCGGACAATCCGCGAATGCGAGCGCCGCCGAACCGGCGGGCCACGTTCAGGAATGTGCCGTCAGTGAACTGGTGCGCGCCGCGCGCCGAGGATAGCGGGTTCGCCGCCGCATCGCCGGCGGCGCCGCCCTCGGCCGCTTCCAGCGCGGCCATGAAGGAATCTGGCGTCTGCACGTCCGCGACACGGAACTGGCGCCCGTCATGCTGCGTCATCAGCCGGCCGCCGGCAGCCTGCGATGCAGGCGTCAGCGGCGTCGGGACCAATTCACCGTTCGGGCCGCGCGTCCAATCCGTGGTGCCGTCTGGACCTTCAACGCGTGCGCGGTTGCTGTCGCCAGGGAGCACGCCAAGCCAGCGCAGCCATTCCAGCAAGGCGTTCGCCGTGTCGCGGATCGCGCGCACGAACGCCGCCATGTCGTCCTGGAAGTCCTGCGAGCCGATGTAGCCCGCGAACCGGCGGATATGAGCCTCGATAGATGTGAACGCCGTCAGGGCATGCTCGCCAAGAAACGACGCCAGCCGGCTCAGTTGCTCAACGACAAACTCAATCGTCGGCGTCATCGCCAACAGGATCTGATCCGTGACGCGCATGACGGCGCGATCAAGTCGCACCCATGCCGCCTCACGCCGCGCCGCCGCCGCCGTACTCTGCGCGGTGGGGCTGTCGGCGCGCGCCTGCGCCAGCATCTGTTGCCGTTGGGCAGCGGGCACCGCCGCGAGATTTACCGTCTCCTGGCCGTAGCCAAGCCCCGCCGCCAGCGTGGCGCGCTCCTGAGCCGGCCGGCGATGCAGCGCGTCCAGAACATCGTTGTAGATCGCGGTTGTCTCGCGAGCGTTCCCGCGCGAGTCCGCGAGTGCAATGCCAAGCGACCGAAACACCGGCATGCTCGGCATCGACGCGCCGAGAAGCCGGAACTGCTGAATCTGGTTCTGCGTCGCTTCAAGCGCGCTTGTGACCTGGCCTGCCGAGTTTCCGACCTGGCGCGACACGCCCTCGTAAGCCGACAAGGCCTCGGTCGAGACGTTCAGGTTCCGCGCCATGCGGCCCAGCGCGGCGCTGGCCTGCGTTGTCTCATTGACGAGGCTATTGATGCCCCGGCCGGCCGCCATCACACCGAACAGGCCCACCGCCGCATTGCGCGCCGAGGTGATCGACTGCGCTACTCGGCGGTTTGACTCCTCGAACGCCTTGCGGGTGCGCTCAGCCTCGCCGCGAAGGTTGGCCTGCGCCGCCTTGGCTTCAGCCTCGCCCTTCTTCAGCCCCTTGGTGTCGAACCCAAGCGTGATCACAAGCGCGTCGATGATGGATGGCACAGCGCCCCCTTACTTCTTCTTCATCATCGCATTGCGGTTGTGGATATCCACCGAATGGACTTCCAGCAGCAGGTAGAGGTCTTCGACGCTATAGACGGTATCGAGTTCGTGGAGCGTGGCGAATTTCCCCGACACAACGGCGCCTACGGCGTCTCCGATATTGGGGTAAGGAATGCTTCGCGAACGCCCGACGCCATTTCCCGCAGGGAGGTCGATAGGTCGTCGGGTATCGAAAAACCCAGGATCAGTTGGAACACCTCCGCGCGAAGCCGAAAGCGCGTCGCCAGTTCCTCGATATCGTCCTCAATCAGCCGGCGATAGACCGGCTTGGACGGGTCAGGCTTGATTTCGACGCATTCCATCATCTCATCAAGCAGTGGCTGCGCCGCATCGAAGTCCATGCGCGCGAAGACGGTGATGCCGAAATGCGCCAGCGCCGCAGCCCCGGCGCGCAGCAAGCCCTCAGGCACATCCACCCCCGAGGACAGCAACGCAGCCAGAGACCGCGCCGCCCATCGTTCTGCCTTGGAGGCCGGCATTTCCGTGATCCGAAACACCTTACCCTTGTCGCGGCCAGCCGCCTGAATGGCGACTTCGAGAACCTTGCGAGCCATCTTACAGCGGGGCCGGTTCGATAGACTGCCAGGTGATCGTGAAGGTGCGCGGCTGAAGGATCTTCTTCACGCCCACGATCGTGGTGTAGCCGGTCAGCGCGCCTTTGGTGCAGGTATAGACCAGCCCCAGCCCAGGCAGGGTGATGATGGCGTCCGCGTAGTAGAGTTCGCGCACCGCCTTGCTGGCGGCATACCACGCATCGAAGATTTCCGCCGAGGCGCTGTTGGCCTGAAGCGTGATGCTCTGCGGCGTCATCGTCGGCAGCCATCCGGCCGACATGACGCCATCCACGCCCATCACAACCTCGGACGGCTGCACCTGCTCCGTCGAGAACGCGTCGTCCGCCGCGTATTCCTGAAGCTGCTGCGGGGCGGGAAAGAGGCTGCGGACGGACAGCATATAAACGCTGTTTGCGGAAGTGAGAGTTTTGTCGGCCATGTTCCGCGCTCCTTACTGCACGAGGATCGAAGCGAGGTTGATATTTTGGATCGAACCACCGTCATTATACCAAAGCGAACACGGCGGCGACCCACGCGCGGCCCTGACCTGAGGCGTGGCATCCTTGACCTGCAAATAGAACCCCTGCGTCGAAAGCACGTCCGCGATGTTCACGCCGCCCGCCGAGTTCACCTCGGGAATCTGCGCGGCCGACAGCGTCACGCCCTGGCGAATGGCGCCGAAGTTCAGCGCCGCGTTGATCGGGTCCATGCAGAACGCCCGGATGCGAGCATATCCGGCCTGGTTGTAGGGGATGGACTTGGCCTGCACGAGGCCCGACAGGATCGCGAGTTGCAGAGCGTTGTTCAACCAGATCTGGTTGACGTAGCTGTCAACCCAGGCGTATGGGCCAGACACGAGGCCGGGATAGCAGAACACGAATTCGTCGTTCGCCGTGGCATAAGAGCCATAGAAGTTGTAGCCGTTGGCGATCAGGTTGTTTGCCACGGTTTCATTTGTCACATTGGCGGCCAAGCCAGTCTGCGACCTGAAGGCCAGCGTGGCGCGGCCGTTGGTCTGCTCGAAATCGATCGAGGCCACATAGCCCAGGACAAAGACCGCATCGTCGCTGTCCGGCGCATAGATCGGCGCAGTGCCGGTCGAGTTGTTCGCCTTCAGGATGTTGCCCAGCGACGTGGTCGCATCATTCGACGCGGTCGGCGCGCTGTCGGTATCCCACGGCACGTAGAGGTATCGGTTTCCGGCACCGTTGGTCCAGGCGGCGAACAACAGCTTCTCATCGTTGCCCGAGCCGCCGTCAGGATCGAACAGCGTGGTAAACGCCGCCCAATTCTGCGTGGTCTGCGCGATGACGTTCATGAAGGTGCTGGGCACGGAGGCAATAGCACCCTGAGACGTCACAGCGCCGGTCGCCTGCGTCAGGAATAGACCGGCGGACAGGGTGCCTGAGGCAAAGCCGATCGTGCTGCTTGCGCCCGTGGTGCTGGACGTGAACTTGAACGCGCCCGAGACGCTGTCATAGGTCACGGTGAAGCCCGGCGTGGTAAACCCGGCCAGGATCAGCGAAGCGGCGTTGGAGAAGGACGAGGCGCCAGACAGATTGATCGAGGCAGAGGTCTTCGCCACACCATCGACGGTGATGGTCAAAACGCCGGCCGCAAGAGACGTCACATAGTCCAGCGTTCCGACATTCGCGCCACGCATATAGGCGGCGACAGATGCCGTGGGGTACTGCGCGAACAGCATGGCGCCCGGCTTCTTGTTCGAGTTGTCGAACCCGTTGAAGTAGATTGTCGCGGCAGCGGCTTCGGCGGACGAGCCGCCGAAGTAGGATGACACATCAGCCGCCGAGGCGAGGTCAACCACCGTGCCAATTGGAACCTGCGTGCTGGTCGTCAAAACAAGTCCGTTGAGATCGAGCGCAGTACCGCCCGCCCCAATGACGGACGGCGTGACCGATACGATCGCGCTTGCCGGAATGCTCGCCATTGATGGGCGCTCCTAGGTGACTGGTTCGAGGGTAATGACGATCTGATCCGCGAATTGCTGCGGCGTGGTCACGACCGGGTTGGCCTGCATGACCGCATCAACGGTCCATCGGTATTCGATCTGCGCCTCACCGTTAAGGAAGGGCGCCTGGCGCGCGTTGTCCGCGTGCAGCGGCCGCAAGGCCGGTTCAAGGACGTCGAAAAACTCACAGGCATAGGCGTCACGGAACAGCGTCGTAATGCGCTGCACGTTGTCCGCGCTGGCCGGCCCGTGAACGTCAAGTTGCACGGTCACCATTGTGGACTGCTTGGCCGCATAGATGCCGGCAAACATCGGGATCGGCGTGCCGGCGGGAATATACGAATCCAGCAAAATCCATGCGCCGTCTTCGGTCAGCAGCGGCTCTCCGCTCTCGGTCAGGATGCGGAACGGGATCATGTCGCCCGATGGCACGGTCTGCGACGGCGTGACGATGTACGTCCCAACCCCGCCCGTGCCAGTGCCAAGCGCCGTGATGTAGGCGCCAGCGGTGACACCACCGCCATAGACGGGCGCCCCTACCACGAGGGTCCCGAACTGAACGGAAGTGACCGTGAGCGTCGTGCCGGTGATGCTGCCCATGAAGGCGGCGTCGCGATAGTCGTCCTGGTTCGTCGCAAGCCTGCCCAGCAACAGCGGCGTCATGACCACGAAATTGGTCACCAGCGGTTCCGGCGTGCGGTTGGTCTGCGCCTTAATGACCTCGGTGCCGGTCGGGAGGATATCCAAAAGGAACGCCCGCAACACCGTCAGGATCTGGCTTTCGGTGAGCGAGAGGGTGATCATCTAAAGCTGCCTCACCGCAATTACGCGACACCAATCGGGCCATGTCTCGGTGGTCTGCTTCACCAGCCACTGTTGGCTGTTGAACGTGATCAGATCGCCGCCCTTCGCCTCGGGGCGCAGCACGCCGTTCCAGTCGCCGTAAAGGTAGATGGCGCGCGCCTCGCCCTGGATGTTCAGGCCATCCATCTGTTTCAGATCGTCATAGGTCAGTGCCTGCACCTGAAGCATCGACGTCACGGGCGCGGCGTAGGCCGGCACCTGCGTTCCGTCCGCGCTGGTCGTGTAGCCGGTGCTGGCGGTCAGGGTACCGCTGATGAACGGGTTGACTGAGCCAATGGCGCCCGAAGCAAGGCCATGGAGGTTCACGGCGTGGTCTGGAGGGCGGTGACGATATCGGCCGCCGTGCTGCTGCCCGTGAGTGCCGCAATGGCCGCCGTTGCCGCAGCCGACAGGAGCGTGCTGCCCGGCGAGACGACCTGCTGAAGCGCGGCCACATCGGCAGTGGTCAGGACAGCCGCGCCGGTTGCCGTGGCGTCGCTGATATCAGCAGTCGTGATGGTGACAGAGCCATCGGCGCCGATCGCAGAAACCTGCACGTCACCGTTGGCGGAAGACCAGAGAGCGACCATGGAGGCCTCCTAATTGTGGGTCAGGTTTTCACGTCGTAATCGACGCTGTTGAGCATGTGACCGCTATCGATCAGCGGCTTGGCAAAGCCCTTCGCGGCGATGGTAGCCGGCGCAAGTGGCGGACTTGTCAGATCGCGGATGGACTGCTGAAGCTGACCCTTGATGCCAGCCCCGGCCAATCCAAGCGTCTTCTCAGCGTCGAAATCGTTAGCGGTCAGCAGGTCGCCAATCGCCGCCCCCCAGGTGTCCGCCTTCTCCGCGATCATGCGGCGGAAATACGGGCGCGGCGGGATACCCTTGGATGGCGCCCCAAATTCCTGAATGGCCGCAACCATCGGAACGGAGGTTCCATCCGGATATGTCGCGCTCTCCAAGAATCCCACGCGCAGGGTGGCTGGTTTGTCGGCCTTCTTTGACAGATTCCGAAGGTAGGCCGCCAGTTTGTCGCCGCCGGAAAGCGCACTGGTCATCGCACCCGCCAGGCGTAGGGGTATCCAAACGGGATCGGCTGCACCGGGCCCGGGACGTACTTCATGGTGCGATACTGCGCCGTGGCTTGCCAGTAGGCCGCGCCATATGGGGTCTGCATGTACCACGTCGAGTTGGGCGTCGTGATCATCTCGGCATGCACCGACACGCTGCCCTCGGTCGCGCTGTCGATGCGGCCAACAATGCCGCCGCCGGGAGAGGCCGCCTTTGCCGCCAGCGCCGCGATGTGCGCCGTGAGCATGTTCAGCAACACCGCCCGCTTGCCAGTATCTACGACAGGGCTGCAATCGGTGTTGTTGAGGTAGATCGTCGCTTCGTTGAAGTAGAGCGTCGCGGTCGGCTCGGTGACCGCCGCGAACTCGGGATAGCGCGCAACCCAGGTGGCGTAGTTGAAGACCACCACGCCAGTGCTGGACATGCGATCAGCCCTTCTTGTCGTCGCGCTTGATGCCCGGCGCCGGCTCGTCAGGGTCAAGCCCCTCAAAGCCGCTGCGGAGCTTCTTGCCCTCGCGCGCCTGAGCGACAGTATCGCCCGACTTGGCATGCGCGAAAATCAGCCCCGCCTTCACGAACGGCGCGGCCTTGTTCTGGTCCAGCCACGCATCCCAAAGGTCGGCCGGCACGCCCGGCGTCAGGGCAAAGCCCGAGACAACCTGCGGCGCGTCATCCGGCAGCGGAACGCCCACCGGGCGCGCATTGCCATTGACACGGATGCGGGCGCCCTCTTCGATCGGCCGTTGGACGACGATGGTGTTGCCATCCTTGTCCTTCTGGAACACGGACGGATCCACGACCTCGATCATGAGGCCATGCGGCAGACGGCAGGCGACGGTGACGGTCTGCGACATGCTCAAACTCCCAGCATCTGAGCAATGCCAAAGGGCTGGAGAATGATCGCCCCCCAGGTGCCCTGGCTCTTCTTCTGCTTGAAGGCAGACATGTCGCGGATGATCGGATGCGAGCGCATCTTCTCATTGAACGCCGCGTAGCCGGTCTCCTGGCCCTCGACGCTATCCACGATCAGTTGCACCACATTGCCGGCCGCCGTTGCGTACTCGACGGCAGTCTCGATGCGGATGTTCGGGAAGTTCTTCTTGAGCAGATCGGACACATTGACGTTGAACGTATTCGTCGCGGTCAGCGCCACTTCTGACCCGGGCGACATGGCCAGCGTCATGCGGCTGTCCATCTGCACGAGGCCCTGAGACTGCGCCACGAGCACCGAGAACATGCTCTGAATGTCCGTGAAGATCTCGTTCGCGGTTGCCGTGACGACACCCGAAGTGATCCACGGACCGTGCGCCTGCGTGTTGAACGCCTTCGGCCCGGGCTGGATCGGCGCCGAGAGACCGGGGTCGTTCAGCAGGCCGTAGTTCTGAAGGCCAGCGATGCCGAAGAAATAGGACTTGTTCTGGAACTTGTTCAGCACCAGCACAGAGGCTTCGTTGAGTTGCGCGGCCCAGTTGATGCGCGCGAGACCCATGCGCTCCAGTTCGCGCTCGCCCCACGAGGTGACCGTCTGGTAGTAGTAGGACTGGCGCTGCGGCCAGTTCACGTTCGAGCCAACGTGGCCGTTGTTGTTGAAGTCGCCGTAGCTGGAGACTTCACCTGTGCGCTCAGCCACCGGGAACATGGCGGTATCGGTCAGCCAGTCTCCCTTGCGGACCTCACCCAGGATCACGGCGCCCTTCATCGGGGCGACGAGGATCTTGATGATGTTCGGGTCCACCCACTGCGTCAGATACGCAGGGATGGCCGAGTTGGACTGCGTGACCAACGCCGGCTGGGCATCCATCGCCATGGCGAAATTGTGCCGGAACTCGGCAGGGAGATAGTCCTGGGCGCCGTGGAAGTGAATCCCCCACTCCTGGCCCAGGCGCTCGAAATCAGCGTGCATTGCGTTGCTCCTCAGCCAGCGAAGGGCGGGGTGGTGCGGGAAATCTTGACCAGTTCGCCAGCCGCCGCATTCGACGTGGCATACCAGGCCGTTTCGATGGCGCCGGTCGCGTTCACCGTGGCGCTGGCGGCGGTCTGCGTCGGGGACACATAGTAGGTGCCCACGCCGCCGGTCCCGGTGCCGTAGCCAGTGATGAACGAGGACGCCGTGACATTGGCGCCGGACAGAACCTGCCCAACCGCCAGCGTGCCCGAGGCAACGGCGGTCACGGTCATGACACCGAACGTCGCGCTCACCGTGGTCGAGGCCGTGGTCTGCGCCGGGGTGACGAGATACGTCCCCACGCCGCCTGCCGTGCCGTCCAGTTGCGCAGTGACGCGCGTGCCGGAGGTGACGCCAGAGCCGGACAGGATCGCGCCAGGACGGATCGAGCCCGACCCAACAGCGGTCACATCGAGGATGCTCCCATCGATCGAGGCGGTGACGCTGCCCGTGCCGGCCGCGATCGACGCGGTGGTGACGGCGCCGGCCGGCGGGGTGCCGGTCGCGCCGACACTCACCGAGCCATTCGCGTAGTTCGCGTAGACCTTCTGGCCGATCTGCGCCGCCGTGGTCGAGGTAGCCCAGAAATCGCCGCCCGTCATGACGGTGACCGGAAAGCCTTCCGGCACAACCATGCCGTAGGCCTGAAGGTAGGTCGTGATCAGGCCCTGCTGATCGCGATGCACGAACCCGGCCGGCTGGCCGGTGCCGAAGTTGTTGGCGTACATGCCGCTGGGATCGACCCAGGCGAACTTGCCGACCGTGACGCCGCCGACGCCCGCGACAAGGGCATTCGGGCCAGCGTCGAGGCTGAACCACGGATTGGCCGACGCGAAATCACCCTCGACGCCGGGCGCCTGATTCACGTTGACCTGGGACTGAAAAGAACCGGACATATGCTGTGTCTCCCTCAGGCGTGCCGGATGCGGTCAGCGCCGGGGAAGCGCTCAGCGAAAGACTTCGCCGCCGCCGCATCGTGCGCCATGGTGGTCTTCGGCTTGACCGAGCCGGGGACGGGCTGCGCGAGCAGCACAGGCTTCAGAGCAGTCGGATGCAGCCCCTTGTGATCCACGCCGGCCTTGTCGAGTGCAAAGCGATAGACGGCCTCGGCGCTGTCCATGGCGACGGCGATTTCCCCGACATAGGGGCGAACGGCGCGTTCGGCTTCGCGGATGGCGTTCATGCGGCCCACCACGGATTGCTCGGTCGCCTTGACCGCCTTCGCGACGGCATCACCGATCGCCGCATCCATAGCGGCCTTCATCTCGGGCTTCATCGCGGGGCCTTCCTCATCCTCAGCGGGCTTTTCCTTGTCGTCTTCCTCGGCCTCGTCTTCGGCCGGCTTCTTCTTGTCGTCCTCGTCTTCGTCGGGGAATTCGTCCATGCCCTCGGCCATGCCATCATCGAGGCGGTCGAGAAGCAGCACGACGTCATCAAGCGTGGCGTCCTGCGCCAGCTTGCCCTTGGTGGCAGCGGCCAGGCCGGCGACGATGTCCGGCCGCTTGGCCTTCCACGTCTTGGCCGTGACGCCGGCCAGCACCGGGCCAAGATCAACCTTCGCGTCCATGGCGAGTTTCGGCGCCAGGTACGCAGTGAGAGCGCCGGATGCGACCAGCGCGCGGCGAGAGTTCAGACGCATGATCGTCTCCGTCAGTGAGGGTGTCAGGGTAGGCAGTGCGGCGTCACCAATGACGGCCGCTTTCACGCGGGGCTCTGCGACCAGAGCCAGATGATTGAAGGATTCGACGATCATCTTTCCGTCGTAACGCACGCCGTCAGCCGTGCCGGGCTCCATGACCGGCTGATAGCGGTAGGCAGCAGACACAGCAGGCAGTTCGCCTCGCTCAATCATGTCGATCGCGTCGGCGTCCCAAACGCTGATGGACCCGACAAGGTTCGGCGCCTCGAAGCGAGTATCCCCGCCGACCGAACCAACCGTCATTTCGCGCGGGTGCCCATCGGCGCTGATTGGCTTATGAGCCAGAAGGACCGGCTTTCCATTCAGCGAGGCCGCAGCAGCCGCCAGCGATGTCGGCTCACGCCACATCTGATAGACACGATCGGGTTGCAGCTCGAGGCTTTCGAAGCCCGGGATTTCCGAGCCGAGATACCCACACACGTCAGAGGCCGAAAGCACGACGGGCGAGACGAACAGGTGCCCGTCGTCATCGATACGTCGCACGGTGTTGGCGCGGTCGAAGGCCATATGGTCTTGGCGCATACCGGACACGCGGCCTCCTAGCAGGCCGCTATAGGAGCAGGCCGTTCAGGGCATCCCGGGCCAGTGCCGGTTGCTTTTGGAAAGGTTCTCAGTGCCGGGGATCACCCGGAGATTCGCGGGGCAATGCAGCCCGCACACGATCTTGGATTTCAGCGGAACGATGTGGTCGACGTGGTGCTTGACGCCGGTTTCGCGCGTGACGCGCTGCGCTTCGGCGTAGATCGCGAGGG